AACTTCACCATTTTACCTTATCTGCCCAATATGCTGCCGACATTGGACCTTTTGCAATATTTTTAGCGTGTCGTGCCTTAAAACTCTTACGTTTCATCTTCATTGTGCGTGACTCACCCTTTTTTGGCGCACCTGCTGTGCCTTTTACCGTACCAACCTTCTTACCCTGCTGACCAAAGCGTATAGTTTTGATCTTATCCCCTGATTTAGCCACCACAATGTGCGATTTTGTAGGGTGTCCTGGTGTTCTCTTGGCTTTATTAAACCCTGACACTCCTGCTCTAGCTAATCGTGGATCTCTTTTGGTCATTTTTTCTTAAACTCGTAGGTAAATTTAAGTCCGAACCCACCTTTCTTAATCATATCCTTATCAGCGTCTAGTCTTCCACCACCAATTTTGAAATAGGGATCAAATACGTCTCCACTAAATGACTTTTTTACACCATCTACAAAGTTCAAGAACCTATTACTCTTCTGCGTCTTGCCTGTCTTCTTATCTTCAGACATAAAGGCAGGTCTTTTAGCAGGAATCTTAACTTTTTTTGGTGCGCCTGTTGTCATATTAGTTCAATTGAAAGTGAGGACCATCGATGAAGGGTCGTCTGCCCTGTCCCCTACGTAAATCTATATAAGCGTTCATGGCTTGCTCCATTGTGCCATCCCACTTTGTTATATCCTCAATGTGCCAGGCAGCGCCCCAACAAATTTTAGCTCCTGTTTTCAGAGCAGCGGCTTTCATTGCGTCTGCGATGTCATCATACATCACGATGTCCCAACTTGGGTTACTGCCATCGTAAGCCATGAGGTCCACAGCGTGTGATGTCTTGTCATCTTGGATCAGGTGTTTAGATTTCATTGTTTGTGAGCGTCCGGATTTATACAACTTCTCCTGCTCTGCTAGGGAACGTACCCCATAGATCACTCCAAAGTCTACAGAACTCAGCTTGATGGCTTCTTTTACAGTGTCAACAAGAACAGGATTTACTCCCTCCAACTTCTCTAGGCTTCTACTTGATAATTTAAACATTGGGATACTCCACTTTGCCATTTACAATATTACAACTACAAACGTGACTAAAACTAATATAGCCATCATACTATTTAACAACCAACCTAATCTCATTTTTTCCTCATATTAAACAACTTGCTTGCAGACCGTGTGGCAAAACTAGCCGATACGATCGCTCCTAACGCAATCTGATACCACTGTGGCATACCTGCCAAAGCAGTGAATCCATCTGCTACTATGCCCCTGCCCCACTCACCCATGAAGCTCAAAACCAGAGGAATACTGAATAGCAATGTCAGCCATTCGTCCTTCCAGGAGCTTTGGGATGCCCTCATAGCAGCTAAGTCCCAGTCTATCTCGCCTGTTGCCTCTTTCATCCTAATCGTGGCTTCAGCTTTTTGTATCGCTGTTTTACCTTCGATGTAGGACGATGCTAAATTAGATACAGAACTTATTAGAGTTCCAAGCATATTAATCCTTCTTTATGGTGCAGTCACACTCGTCATGGCATTTTTTGTTTAATACTGCACACCAAATACGTTTTAAGTATTTTAACATATATGAAATCATCTGTCTACCTCTTTTTCGTTGGAGCGTTCTGCGTTCATCCAAATGGCGAAACTGCCTGTCATCGCTCCGGTAATCACGGATATCAGGGATGCTTGTTGGGTTGTCAAGTCTGGTCCAACACTCAAAGCCCATTCTACGCAGCGAATGTAAACGCCTGTCATAGTCAGCATCATTAGTCGTGGTAATATCTTCCATCTATCCAACATCATCGGTGTCATAGGAACAATAACCTCTAGGTCTTTTAGGTTCTAGCACTTCATCAGGACGTAGGAGTCCTTCGAGGTACATGGAGCGTTCAACGTGGTCTAGGGAGTAGAGATTCCCTGTTCTTTGATAGATGGCTTCACGTATATAGAACACATCTGATTTAGGAATATGAACCTTTTTAAGCTTCTTTTCATTTTTACTGGCTACTGCAGCATAAAAATCTTCGATAACCTTTTCAGATGGATATAGTTTTACTTTGGAATCTTTCATTGTCAACACTTTTTTACTAGGAAATTAAATAATATTTACAACTAAGTGTAGTTATAACTTTTTAGTTATAATGTTTTTTAAAGTTATTAAATGATTGTTAAGACTTTAATGTTATAACTAAAAGGCTCTGCCTATGTTATATCATCGATCTTCAGATATGTCAATATAATAATTTGACACTATCCCCTTTAACTATATTAGACCCTCTATGTTAAAGTGGTTTACAACTAAAATGCCCCTTCTGTGTATTTCTGTGTATACGTATACGCATATACCCCAGGCGGCCCTCGCAGGGTATGTCGTTTTGGTGCTGTTATGGTGTATTTTTTATTTTATCCGGCACATATAAGACTGTTTTTTATTTTATTCTCTACTCTCCAACAAAAATAATTATTTATGTCCTTGTTATTGCTTAAAAAACAAACTGTTTAATTATCCGTTTGCATTTATTGTGTCTGAAAGCATACCGGATATTTTTTGTTGGTCGTTTTACACCAACGGATTAACAAGATTGGACATATACAATTTATAGTTGACGTGACGTAATGTAAAAAAATTTAAAAAAACTATTTACATATTTTATTTTTTATGTCTTAGATAATGACAACAGCAACAAAACTAATAGGTGATATAATGAATTTTAAAGGAAATATAATCAGTGCCGGAAACAATGCTAAGACAATAAAAGGTGACGGAAAAGAATATGTAACAGCTATATTTTATGGAACACCATTTAAACTATTGATAGATGATAAAGAATATAATTCTTGTCCACTAGCAGAAAAAGCTAGCTGTTTTAAACCTTGTCTTAATACTGCAGGACGTGGAGGTATATTTAAAAAAGGAGAGACTACAAACACCGTACAAGACGCACGTAAAAGAAAGACAACAATGTTTTACAAGGAAAGAGAAAAGTTTTTAGATTTACTCTTTCAAGATATTACTAAATTTGAAAACAAGTGTACTAAATCCGGTGTTCAAGCTTGCGTAAGATTAAACGGAACAACGGACATACAATGGGAAAAGATAATAATGAAAGATAATAAAACAGTATTTGATTTATTTCCTAACGTGGTTTTCTACGACTACACCAAGATTTTTAAACGTGATGTTTCCAAGATTAAAAACTATTCTTTAACGTGGAGTTATTCACAAGCTAATACTTGGTATTCTGAACACTACAAAACAGCTATCAAGAATGGTTTAAATATTGCTGTAGTCTTTAGAAAAGATTTACCTAAAGAGTTTTTAAACTTAAAAGTAATAAATGGTGATAAGGATGATTTACGTTTTCTTGACCCTAAAAATGTAGTTGTAGGTTTAAAAGCTAAGGGTAAGGCACGTAAAGACAATTCAGGTTTTGTTATTAACTAATAGGAGGTAAACAAATGATAGGCTTTATAATAGCAACAACAATATTATTTTTTCTTTCTGTTCCGGTCATGGTTTATTTAGCAATACAAGATTATAAAATAGGAATGAAAGATTATAATAAAAATAAATTTGACATTTAATATTTATGTATGGTAAGAGAGATTATAAACAAAAAAAGAGGTCAACAAATGAAAATGAAAATAGATTACGAAAAAGCCAAACAGCTTTTAGAGGATAAGCCAAACCTAACAGAGGAAGAATACAATAAAAGGTTTTGGGATTTATGGGAAGAAACAACAGAGGAGATTGAAAAATGAAAAAAGTTAATTGGACGTATGTTGATATGGATGGAGTGATTGCAGATTTTTTCAAAGCTTTAGCTTTAGAATTTGGTGTAAACCATTGGAAAGATATTCCGACACAAGAGGATGTAATCCAAAGATTATCCGGAACAGACTTTTTTAGTAGAATACCTATCTTTCCAACAACAATTAAATTTCTTCATATGGTGGAGAGGTACACTAAAGGACGTTGGTCTATACTTTCAACACCTCTAAAAGGGGATGAAGAAAATAGTTCTAAACATAAAGACATATGGTTAGATAATCTTTTCGGTTATGCTTTTGATAACGATTTTAACAAGAAAAGAATTTATTCAGATAAAAAATGGAGGTGGGCAACAGCAATAACAAATATTGATAGAGGTATAACACATTATCAACAAGGTAGTTATGGAGAACCAAATCTCCTAATAGATGATAGACCAACCAACTTAGAGGAGTTTAAACAACATGGAGGTTTAACAATCAGATATCAAGCTAACGAAAGCAAACTAGATAAGTTAGAAAATAAATTAATACACTTATTCGGAAAGATTTGAGGAGAAGGAAATGACATTAAACGAAATATTAGCAATACAAAAAGTATTAACCAAAAGAAATTTACCTAGTGATATAATAAGCTATGCAAAGCAACAGCGTGTAAGCGAGAGTACAGGAGAGACACAAGTGATAGGTGATTGTGATATTATACATGTATTAAGAATATTACTGAAAGAGGATTAAAGATTTGACATTAATTATTACAACGAGTACAAATATTTTAAACACATTAACTAAATGGAGGTCATACATGACTAGACAAATACTAAACAAAACAATTTTTCTTCCTTACAGAAGGGAAACAACACGTTATGGAAAACGTGGAACAATAACCAAAAACAATGGATATGTTCAACGCATCTACGAAGGTAGAGGAACTGTTCCTAGATTAAGGGGAATGTTTGCAACCCTACAAGATGCAGACAACATAAGGAGCAGGGATTAATTTCCCTGCACTTGGAGGTCAAACAGAATGAAAACAATTGATTTAATAAAGCTACTCCTAGAGACAGGAGATTTAAACAAACCTATTAAAATGTATTCAATAGATAGTGAGGAAGTAGGTGCAGAAATAAAGTGTTTGGAGTTTAGAGATATGCATAATACTATCGGATATGTTAACTTAGAATTAAGAAAGATAGAGGTGACAAAATGATAAATGTATTGAGTTGTTTTGATGGTTTGTCCGGAGGTCAGATAGCCTTAGAGAAAGCCGGAATAGAGGTAAACAAATACTACGCTAGTGAAATAGACAAGTATGCTATTGCTGTAGCTAAATACCATTACCCTAATACAATACACTTAGGAGACGTTAAAAAGATTGATACGTCCACACTTCCTAAGATTGATCTGATGCTTGCCGGTTCGCCTTGCACTGATCTATCTTTTGCCGGACTTGGTAAAGGTTTAGTAGAAGGAGAGCAAAGTAGTTTATTCTTTGATTGGTGGCGATTAGTACAAGAGTTAAAACCTAAGTTTATATTTCTTGAGAATGTCAGAATGAAAGAGGAATATAAAAACCAAATTTCCGACATATTAGGCTTTCAACCTACAGCTATCAACAGTTCTTTAGTATCAGCACAAAACAGATATAGGCTCTATTGGTTTGGCATTAGGGATGGAGACAGCTATAAAGCTATACCTATCAGTCAACCAAAGGATAAAGAGATTGTGCTAGGCGATATACTAGAGGATGGTTTAGATGAAAGTTGGACGCTATCCGACAAGGCACAAGAAAGAGCCAAGACTAATCCACGTAGTAGAGCCTTTACACCGGAACAAGAAAAATCCGGAGCATTACTATCCAATCAGTACAAGCAATCCACTGACAGCCTTTACGCTGTCGCTAATGGGTGTATTCAAGTAGGAGAAACAGCAGAGATTAAAGGCTACGATATTATCAAACGTGTTTACTCTCCGGAGGGCAAAGCTCCTACACTCACAACCATGCAAGGGGGACATAGAGAACCCAAGGTTGCTACCACTAACCCTAAAGGTGGACGTATAGTTAATAGACGCAAGGTTGATGGTGTACGTAAGGACAACGATAAGAATATACCTCTTGAACCTTATCTAGAGGTTAGGGGGGATGACAAAACAAATTGTCTTAGCACAGTACAGAAAGACAACGTGCTTATCTACCAACAGCCTAGAGGGTGGAACAAGGGTGGACTACGTGCCAAGGATGGCAAAACTCCATCACTCACCACTAGTTCTTGGGAACATAACAATCACCTTACTGATGGTCTTAGATGGCGAAAGCTAACACCTTTGGAGTGTGAGAGACTACAAACAGTGCCGGACGGATATACTCAGTATGGTGACTTTGGTGGGGAACAGTTTGACAAGGATGGTAACTTTATTCGCTACACTACAAAGCCTGTCAGCAACAGCCAACGCTACAAGATGCTAGGCAATGGGTGGACTATAGATGTTATAACTCACATATTGGAGGGTATGAAAGATGTATAAAGAAAGTGGTCATGGACTATCTGTTTTTATATTGCTCGTTGGAGCGTGTTATATTTTAGATCAACTAGTAAGATGGTATTTTCAATTTTAAATTAAAAGGAGAACGATATGTTATTAAATAGAAAAATGGTAAAAGATCTTAGGGCAATATTAGACGATGCCCTCAACGATAATGAGAGTCTTGAACAGTTTATTGTTGAGATTGGTAGTGCCAATTTTAACGATACTGAGGTTACATTTAAAGTTAATCTTAGAATGAAGGGTGCTAAGTCACAAAGTCAAAAAGACCTAGAGGACTTTGCTAAGATTGATGGGTTAGACCTCACCAAAATAGCCAAGCTTGATGGCAAAGACTTTAGCCTATCCGGTTTTAGACGCAAGGCTAGGACTAAACCCTACCTCATTCAAGACCTAAAGAATGGTGGCGAGTACATCATTACTACGGAAACAGCCAAGCGATATTTTGGAAAGGAGGTAGCAAAATGAAAGCTATATTGATAGACCCAAAACATAGGGCGATTATGCAAATAGATTACAATGGAGATTATAAAACTATCTACGAGCATCTTAGTTTCATTAACTCTTTTGGTAACTCTCACAAAGTACGAGCCTTTGACGTGGTTCGTACACCAACCGGAGGGGATGGCATCTATGTTGACGATGAAGGATTGTATGCTCCGGCAGAGGACAAGCATTGGTACAACATAAAATATAAAGATCAAGATATGATGTTGGTAAACCGGAGTCTTGTCATTGGATGCGATGACGAGGGGAACAGCAAGGATTGTGTCTCAACTGTGGAGGATATTAAAAGTCGCATAACGTGGGGCATACCTATGGGATGGAGAATGGAAAAGTTGAGGTTGGCTTAACTATGCCTAAAAAGACTAAACAACCCAAGCCTCGTAATCCTATGTTTGTACGCAAGGCAACCATGACCATCAACGACAAGAGGGAAAAGGTTGCCAAGCGTAGGCATCAACATGAGATTTTCCAGGCAAAACTTTTAAGGAAGGAGTTAAAAGATGAGTAAAGAATTTGACCACGATTGGTTTGATAAGCACGTTATTGTAGACTTTGGTGACTTCAATAATAAAGAAGATAAAAAGAAAGCTGATGATCTAAAGCAGAAACTAAAAGAGAAACTAGAAGAGGAGTTGAAAGAATGAATGAAGAAGAACAGCAAGAGGAACATGATTGCGATGACAACGCAATCTATTATGAGTTTGTTGAAGATGGTCACAGATATCATGGTTACGAATGTGGTGTTTGTGGTAAGCTATTGCAAACAGGATAGGAGAAAAGAATGAATGATGATGACGTAAAGCAACAAGCATTAGAACAGGCACAGCAAGCCTACGGATTGTTTATATGGTTTGTGAAATGGTTCAGTTATGTTATGATATTTATGATAACACTAATGTTTTTAAACAATTGGTTTGACGATGGAACAGGCAGTAGATTTATGCCGGATGAAATTGTTGACGATCAGTATGACCCAAAAGGTCTTAACAAAAAGAAAGGAATATAAATGAAACCATATCATAACGAGGGATTCGGCAAAGCTTTCTTTGTAGTCTTCCTGTTACTCATACCCTTACCCATCTTTGCCCTGTGGTTAAACGATGGACAAGATTGGTCTGACAGATTTGCAGCAAAATACTTTTCGCCTTGGCAATCGGAATGTTGGGAGACAGCCAAGCATGAGAGAGTGTGCAAATCAGATAACAACTGTAAATTTTGGAGGAACTTTTGCCATGAAGAAGAATAACAATAATAATGATGACGAGGGTATAGCACTATTGTTTATTATATTCTTGTTGATAACCATGACTATGGGATTGAACGCATTTGTTCAGCTTATTCTATGAGTAAATGGTCTTATATAATAATTAAGGTGGAGCATGACGCACCTAACACAGAGGTTGTGGCAAGAGAATGTTATTGGGATATAGATCACGAGAATATTATTGACGCAAAGATAGTGGGATATGTGGAGCATGATCCGGAGTTTGACCATGAAGTATTACACTAGAGGAGATTAGTATGAGAAAGAAGAGTCAAATATTTTATTCATTTGAGTCTTACAACGATGGGGCATCGTCAGAAGTTATTGATGAAGAGTTTGATGATGCTACGGAGGAAGACTTTGAAATGATACAACAGTTTAAGGAGGCATCTAATAATGATATTAGAAACAGCACTAATGTGCATGGCAGTTAACATCTACCATGAGGCAGGGAATCAATCGATGATAGGACAAATGGCTGTAGGGCAAGTAGTTCTAAACAGAGTTGAGGACACAAGATTTCCTAATACTATATGTGAGGTGGTTAAACAAGCTGTTACGTACAAGGGAACAAATAAACCTGTTCGTTGGAAATGTCAGTTTACATGGTATTGTGATGGCAAGAAAGATGAACCTAATATGGAAAGTAAAACATGGAGATATGCATTAGAGTATGCATCTATTCTCGTAACCAAAAACGTAGTGCTTGATGTAACGGAAGGAGCAACGCACTATCACGCAACCTACGTCCGTCCGGAGTGGGCAAAGACCAAGACTAGAACAACACGAATTGACAAACATATATTTTATAGATGGGAGAAGTAACATGACAGATATGTTTTTAGGATTTGCAGCATTAGTTTTTATTGAGCAAAACAAAGAGTTTATACACCAAGCTAGAGAGAATAGAAGAGCCGGATATGTTTGGGAACTAGACCCTGGTTTTGTAAGTAAAGATGCCCTCGCTATTGCGTTTGAGGGTAACGGAAAACGAACAGTAATGTGGAGACAAAAGAAAGTAGTAGAAGTTAGGATACCTCTACCTAAACCAAAGGAGATGAAGTGATGGGATATCTATTGGCATTGATAGCTTACACCATAATAGTTGTGATAGCGTGGGTGGTTGATGATGATTAAGACTTTGAACGATCTTGTTGACTACTACAGGACAACACCACAGTTCTTATCTCTGCGTATGAGAACCCAAAAAGACTACGATTACTGTATTAAGCGTATTGTAGAGGCGTTTTTCAGCCCCAAAGTTACAATGGGTAGCACTATTCTAGGGAAGATTGGCGTGTCTGAGTGCAAAATTGCCTATCAAAGTTGGCTAAATGCCGGAGTTAGGCAAGCTAACATGACCTCAACAGTGGCATCAATACTATTTAATTTAGCTGTTGAGCTAGAGTTGATGCCAAATAATCCAATGAGGTTTGTTAAGAAGATGCAGACTAAACCTCGTAAGGTTATGTGGACAGGCGATCAAGTTAGCTCCTTCTTAGACACAGCTTACTCAGAGTATAAGTGGAGGAGCATTGGACTAATAGTTCATATGGCTTATACTTTTGCTCAGAGAATAGGAGATATGCGAACTTTAGAATGGAGCAACATAAACTTTGAGGAACGTAGACTTGATCTTGAACAATCTAAGAAAAGAGCAGAGGTACATTTACCTATCACAGAAAACATTTACAAGATGTTAAAACAACAGCATAAAGATTTTGGGTTTCAGAAATACGTTGCGCCCCATCCTCTTCCTAGAAACGGAGGATATGTTGTCTACACTGATGTAGAAATAAGTAGAGTGGTTAACAGAATAAAAGAGGAGGCAAACATACCAAAAGAATTAACAGCGATGGACATGAGACGCACAGCTATAACTGAAATGGTAGAAGCCGGAGTGGATACTACTCAGATTATGGCAGTGTCCGGACACAGTAGTCCTAACTCAATGCGTCCTTACATTAGACATACATACAAATCGGCGGCAAGTGCTTTAGAAAGAAGGGAGGCTAACAATGGTAAACAAACCTAGTAATGATTTTATAAGACGACTAGACGTGAAAGAAGGAGAAACATTAACTTTGGATTGCCCTATATGTAACGGAGTTAAAAAGTTTACAGCCACAAACAAGGATGGCTTAATCATATATAACTGTTACAGAAATAGTTGTGATGTAAAAGGTGCTACACTGACTCCAATGTTGGTGGAGACAATCAAGAATAAAATACAAGGCAAAGAAGAGGTGGTAGAGACTAAGAAGTTTGAGATGCCTGAGTACATAACGGATGGCAACAACGCCTATGTACAGCGATTTAAAAGACGTTGGGATCTAAATATAGAGTTACTGTACGATTGTAAAAGTCAACGTGCTGTATTCCCTATCTACAAGAATGGCAGAGTTATTGATGCTATAGGCAGAGCCTTATACAACGCACAACCAAAGTGGTATAAATATGGAGGGGCTGCAAAATATTATTCGTATTGTATAAGACCTAGTAAAAGTATTGCTGTTGTTGTTGAGGATGTTGTATCAGCTACAGTTATTGGGGAAAACTTTATGGGAGTTACCGGAGTAGCATTGTTAGGTACGAGCCTGTTAAAAGAGCATAAAGAATATCTTGATACCTTTGAGATAGTTGTTGTGGCTCTTGACCCTGATGCTGTTGGTAAGACTATTCAGTATACTAAAGAGTTAAAGAGTTACTGTGATCCATCAGAAGTGTATGGACTACAGATAGAAGATGATTTAAAATACAAACGAGAGAATGACTTTAATAAACTAAGGAGGTTGATTAATGGATAAAATAGTTTTGTATACAGGAAAGAAACACAATAAGAATTGCAAAGCATGTGACGTTCTTTTAACAAGAGATAACACATACGAGTCACAAACTTTAAAATGTAAGGAGTGTCACAAGAAAGAACAAAAAGCTAGGGACATAATAGACAACCCAAAGAAAGCAAAAATAAATAATCCATTACGGATGTATGTTGACGGTAAGTACATATCAAGAAAACATCCATTATACAAGCCTGGAAGATATAAAACTTTTACCGATGCTGCATATTCTTCTTTAGCTAACTACATACTGTCTACTGAGGGTGAAGTGTATATACTAAAGAACCCTGCTTGGAAGAATTGGTATAAGATTGGAAAGGCTATTGAGTCTACAGATAGATGTAATGGTTATCAGACAGGTAGTCCTCACAGGGATTATGAGTTAGTTACCTACAAAAAGTTTAAACATAGAGGTGTAGCAGAGAAGATGGCACACTCTTTGGCTGAGGGTTTAAGCCGTAAGAGAGCTAAAGAATGGTTTTACATAGAGAATTTAGACAAGGAAGACTTTGACAAGATGTTAGGTCTTATTGATGGATTAATAGAGGAGAAGATACAGAATGATAGAACTAGCACTAATTAGAAGCTTAATGCAAAAAGACTTTTATGAAGAGCATAAAGGTAGTAAATGTCCGGATCGATTGTTTAGTAAAGATGTTCGTAAAATAAAAGGCACACTAGACGAGGCTATGAAAAAACACGAGAGGAACTTATCTCTGACAGAGCTACAGGCTTTGTTCTTTTCTGACAACGGCACTATGACCTCAGCGAATAAGGCATCCTTTGAGGTGTTGTTTAGTAAGCTGTCCAAAGAAGAGCCAATGAACAATGATATAGCCAAAGAAGTTTTGTCTAAGTTGTTTCAACAAATGGTTGGAGAAGAGGTAGCCAACATAGGCTTTGATTATGTGAACGGCACAAAGAATAATCTTGAGCCACTTAGAAATATACTAGATAATTATCAGGATGACTTCACTCCTAGTTTTAAGTTCCAAGGAGATGACATAAGTTTTGATACTCTAGTAGATCACCTTAACTTAAAGTTCCAATGGAAGTTTAACATCCCATCCTTACGCAGAAGGGTTGAGGGATTAAGTGGTGGACATTTTGTTATAGTGGGAGCAAGACCAAATACCGGAAAGACATCATTTCACTCTAGCATCATAGCCTCTGAGGGTGGCTTTATAGATCAGGGTGCAAGGTGTGTAGTGTTGTGCAACGAGGAGGCGTACAAGAGAGTTGGACTCCGGTATCTCTATTGCAAATCTAATATGTCTAGCGATCAAGTGTTGGAGAACAGAAAGAAAGCACTAGAGAGATACGATCCCATAAGAGGCTTTCTATCCATCAAAGATGCCACAGATAAGAACATGGATTATGTTGAACAGCTTGCGAAAAGTGTAAAGCCGGACATAATTATTCTTGATATGGGTGATAAGTTTGCAACAGCCGGATCAGAAAGATCAGATATTTATCTCAAGGAGGCTGCAATTCATGCAAGAAACATTGCCAAGAAGTATAATTGCGTTATAATATGGATGTCCCAACTATCAGCAGAGGCTGAAGGTAAGATAAATGTTAACCAATCCATGCTTGAGGGTAGCAAGACAGGCAAGGCAGCAGAGGCAGATTTAATGTTATTAATTAGTAAGAACCCTGACATTGAAGGACAGGACAGTAACGATCCTCAAAGGCACATTCGATTGGCTAAAAACAAACTAACAGGTTGGCATGGCACAGTTCATGTAGAACTAGACGTAGAAACAGGGAGGTATTCAGCATGAGTAAATGGGAATATGTTAGAACTAATAGTAAAGGTGAGCCTGTATTTAGAAGAGATACTAAGGAGACAAAAGAGTTTGTGGATAGTTTTTTACAAGAAAGAAACATTCCTCATTCTTACTGCGAAAAACCTCATATGTATTGGATAACTAATAGTGAGGGCAGAGATTATGCGTACTTCTACACTACAGGAAGATGGTATAAAAGGGTCAATAGAGGTTACCCAAAAATGCACTATCACAGTAATGGCATAGAGGACTTCTGCAATAGGTTCTTAAATAAATATGTCGGTCAGCCATTTAAAAAGAAAGAAGCACAATGAAGATAATACTTGATGTAGAAAACACTACAACTAAACGTGATGGTAAGTTACATCTAGACCCTTTTGAACCTGACAATTCTTTGACACTCGTGGGTGTACTTGATTGGTTAGAGTATGATAGTGAGATATTTGTGTTTGACCATAAAGAAAAGAAGATAACAGATGATACTAGTAAAGAAAGACTACAAAGAGTTCTTGACAAAACCACATTACTAATCGGTCACAACTTACAGTACGATCTACAATGGCTGTGGGCATGTGGTTTTAAGTATGATGGGGAGATATTTGATACGATGTTAGGCGATTACATACTACAGCGTGGTCAGAAAGGATCTGTCAGCTTAGAAAACTGTGCAATACGCTACGATTTAGATATTAAGAAGTCGGACACACTCAAAGATTACTTTAGACGAGGGTTTCAGACTGATGAAATACCTCTTGATGAACTTTCTGACTATCTGCATCAAGATTTAGTTGTCACTAAGGGTCTATATTGGAGGCTTATGGAAGAGTACGATAAGCCGGAGGCTCAATCCTTAATAAAAGTCCGTGATACCACCAACAATGTGTGTAAAACTTTGACTAGGATGTACATGAACGGATTTAATATAGACAAACAGGCTTTACAAGAGGTGCGAAAACAGTTTGAAGATGAACTATTAGAGATAGAGACACGGCTAAAAGCTCAGGTCAAAACACTGATGGGTGATACTCCCATAAATCTCAACTCTCCGGAGCAGGTTAGCCAAGTGATATACTCTAGAATACTACACGACAAGAGACAGTGGGCAGTAGCCTTTGACTATGTGGAAGATAAAGAAGAGTTTAAACAAACTGTCAAAGATAATAGTTCCATGATGGTCAAAACAAAGGCTAGTGTGTGTCAGGCATGCAAGGGAAAGGGCAAAGTGTTTAAGAAAAAGAAAGACGGTACACCTTTTGCCAAGCCAAATCGATGTGTTGCCTGTGACACAAGAGGGTATAAACTGACTAAGCTAAAACAAATGGCAGGATTAGGTTTCTTCCCACCGTCAAAAGCTTGGGTGAGTGCAAACGGTTTCTCTACAAGCAAAGGTAATTTAGATCAGCTTATAAACATAGCCAAGGCAAAAGATATGGGTGAGGCAGAGAGTTTCTTGAGTGATTTAAAAAGACAAAGTGCTGTGTCAAGTTATCTCTCTGCTTTTGTTGAGGGCATACATCACTACACAAAAGAGGATGGCATGCTACATGTGAGCCTTACTCAGCATGTGACAGCTACCGGAAGATTTAGTGGACGTAATCCTAACATGCAGAATATGCCTAGAGGTGGTACGTTTCCTGTTAAAAGGGTGTTTATTTCTCGTTGGAGTGATAATGCGTTTGGTATGAAAGGTAAAATACTAGAGGCTGACTTTGCACAGCTAGAATTTAGAGTTGCAGCACTTTTATCTCAGGACAAAGTTGCAATGAAAGAAGTAGCAACCGGATTTGATGTTCACTCCTACACGGCAAAGATCATCACTGAGGCAGGGCAACCTACGTCTAGACAAGAAGCTAAGGCACATACCTTTGCACCTCTCTATGGAGCTACAGGGTTCGGTAGAACGAAAGCTGAGGCTGAGTATTACACCCACTTCATGGACAAGTACAAGGGCATAGCCAAATGGCACAAGAAACTAGGGGACGAGGCTATCAACCTTGGCAGAATAAAGATACCATCAGGTAGGCAGTATGCTTTTCCTGACGTAGAGAGAAGGGCAAGTGGAACTCCAACCCACTTTACCATGATTAAGAACTATCCTGTTCAAGGCTTTGCTACGGCAGATATAGTTCCTATTGTATTGTTGGAGATTGAGACTAGATTAAAGGGTTACAAGAGTATGTTAGTAAACAGTGTGCATGACTCTGTGGTTCTAGACGTTCACCCTGCAGAGGTGAAAGATGTTTTGGGGATCATAGAAAGTGTAAATAAAAATTTAAAAAATATAGTGGAGTCTTACTATGATATTGATGTTAATGTTCCGTTGTTACTAGAGTCAAAAATAGGTGACAATTGGCTTGACGTTAAAGATGTAGTCTGATAAAATTCGTTTCATAAATTAGGAGTAAAACATATATGGAAAACGCACTAGAAATAATAGGTAAATCACCCACTGACTTAGCAGAGTTAATGGGTATGTCTAACGCACCTGCAAAAAGCACATCAGCTTTAGCAGAGTTAAAGTTAGTTCATCAAAATGTGATGGGTACAAAGCAAGTCGATGGTGAGGATATGGAAGTAGCCATAGTTAAATCAGGAGCTTTCTCTGTAACCTTTCCGGATGATACAGTATATTACAGTGATAAGGTGACAGTACGTCCCTTTATGCAACGCTTTCAATTCCAACGCTACGATAAGCATTATCAAAAGCCTGACGGTGGCGAGGGTAGAATGTTGCGAACTGTAATGGCAACGTCTTTGAATGGCGATCTGAAGGACAACTATGGAGGGTTTAACTGTGGTAGACCTTCAGGTTATGTTAAGGACTTCAATTCGTTGCCACAAGAAACACAAGACCTTATGAGAGCAACCGATAGGTTCAAGGTTATCTTTGGTCTGTGTACACTTGGCAAAGCAAAGGATGTCAACGGTAAACCTGTGGATGTTAAAGAGTTTCCTTTCCTTATGAAGATTAAGAACAGAGATAGCTTCAAGGCTATGACGGATATGTTCAATCAGATTCAAAGGAAAAACAGACTTCCTATTCAACATCTGTTACATCTTGGCACGGAAGTAAAGAGTATACCTAGTGGTGCAACTTATGCTGTGTTGAAACCTACGCTAGGTAAAGTAGTAGAGATTACCACGGATGACCAAGAAGTGTTGAATAACTTTGTTGAGTGGGTTGAGGCTATGAACTCAATAACGATCAGCAAATGGGAGGAACATCGTAGACCTGAGGAACTGTCCGATCAGGAAGACGAGATTGCTTCTACCATAGTTGAGATTGAGGAGTAGCCATGAACCATCCTGCAGAATTAGCGATCCATTCTTTCTTACAAAACGTCATGCTAGGTAAGGCTAGTATGGATAAGGCTACTCTTGACCTCGTAGCTAAGGATGTTAGAGAGGCATTGGGTCGTCAATTCTCAGGGGAGAAGAGGACGTTTAAGCTTAGGATGTCTAACATTGGACGTAAGAAATGTCAGCTTTGGTTTGAAAAGAACCATCCTGATGAAAAAATATCTGATTCTCCTTTCTTTCTTATCAACATGATTCTTGGTGATATTATAGAGGCTGTGTTTAAAGGCTTACTAAGGGCGGCAGACGTTAAGTTTGATGACAGTGAGCAGGTTTCTTTACCAATAAAGGGGGGACATGTTGATGGGACTTATGACCTCGTGTTAAATGGGAAGGTTGATGATGTTAAATCAGCCTCCCCTTGGGCATATGAGAATAAGTTCACAGACTTTGAAACACTACAGGGCAAAGACAGCTTTGGGTATGTATCACAACTCGTTGGCTACGCAAAAGCGAAAGGTGTTCCTGTTGGTGGATGGTGGGTTGTAAACAAGGCAAATGGAAATTTCAAATACGTTAGTGCTAATAACGTAAATGTTGAAGAAGAAATGGACAAGATACAAGACACTATAGACTACATAAATAATGACGAGCCGTTTGAGAGATGCTACGAGCCTGTAGCTGAAACATATTATGGCAAGCCTAGTGGTAATATGAAACTAGGTATTGAGTGTAGTCTATGCTCATACAGAGAAAAGTGTTGGGATCTTCAGGTTCTTCCTTCAAAGGTTTCTAAGTCTGCTACACCACCGTTAGTAAACTATGTGAAATTAGCTGATGCCCAAGATACAATTTAGGAGCAAGTTTGAGGAGAGCGTAGCTAAAGAGTTGCGCCTTCTCAAGCAAAGGATTAGATATGAAAAAATGTCAATCAAATACGCAGTGCAAATGTTTAGACTCTACAAGCCTGATTTTGTTCTTAACAATGGTATTATTATTGAGGCGAAAGGGTGGTTCAAAGCCAAGGATAGGGTAAAGCACCTGCTAATACAGGAGCAGTATCCGGAGTTAGATATTCGCTTTTTGTTTCAAAACGCATATAATGTTATTAACAAGGGATCAAAGACTAGATACTGTGATTGGTGTGATAAATATGGATTTAAGTGGACAAATAAGGAGATACCTAAAAAATGGTTGACAGAAAAGAAGAAGCGAATACAACTAGGGACACTGAGCAAGTGGAAGTAGATAAAGTTAACAGCCCTCCACACTACAACAATGGTGGTATGGAGTGTATCGACTATATTCAACAGCAATTAGGTGAACACTTTTCTTCCTATTGTCAGGGCAATGTTATAAAATATCTTCACAGATGGAGGTACAAGAACGGTGTTGAGGATTTAAGAAAAGCAGAATGGTATTTAAAAGCTATGATAAAGAATTTAGATAACAGGAGTATGATCGGATGAAGTTTAAGATTACAGCAGAGGTTGAAATAGATGACGAGTCTAGCCATCTACCTGTGACCTGTGATGCAGCATCTAAGAAAAAAGAAGGTGAAAGAGTTATAACTGATATAGTTAAAGATCTTCTTTACGATATTGACGACATTGAAATTAACAGCATAAAGGTAACAAAGATATGAACGATTATCAAAAATTTATAGCTATCTCTAGATATGCTAGATGGCTACCAAACGAAAACAGAAGAGAAACATGGGAAGAAACAGTCAGCAGATACGTTGATTTTATGTCGTTAAAAGTTAAGGGACATTTGCCTGTGCAACAAATAAAAGATGCCATAACTAAATTAGAAGTTATGCCCTCCATGAGAGCCTTGATGACAGCAGGTCTTGCACTAGAAAGAGACAACACAGCAGGATATAACTGTAGCTATCTTCCTGTAGATGATCCTAAATCTTTTGATGAAGCGATGTATATATTACTTTGTGGTACAGGTGTTGGGTTCTCTGTGGAGAGACAGTATGTTAATCAGCTACCTGAGATACCACAAACGATAGAGCAAGTTACAACTGTTATAGACGTACAAGATAGCAAAGAGGGATGGGCAAAAGCATTACGCAAGCTTATAGGACATCTCTATATGGGAGAGTCTCCACATTGGGACGTATCAAAGGTAAGACCTGCAGGTTCTAGACTAAAGATATTTGGTGGTAGAGCATCAGGTCCTGCACCTCTTGTTGACTTATTTAACTTTACTACAGCATTATTTAAGCACAATGCCGGACGTAAACTGTCAAGCTACGATTGTCACAACTTAATGTGTAAGGTGGGAGAAGTTGTAGTCTCCGGTGGTGTTAGACGTTCTGCTATGATTAGCTTGTCTAATCTATCTGATGGACGTATGCGTCACGCTAAGTCAGGACAGTGGTGGGAGACAGCACCACAGATGGCACTCGCTAATAACTCTGTATGCTACACCGACAAGCCTGACGGAGAGACATTCCTACGAGAGTGGACATCTCTAGTGGAGTCAAAATCAGGAGAGCGTGGTATCTTCAATAGGATATCAGCAAAAGAACAGGCAAAGAAGTTTGGCAGAAGAGATGCTGACTATGAGTTTGGCACTAATCCTTGCAGTGAAATAATACTTAGACCTTATCAGTTCTGTAACTTAACAGAAGTAGTGATACGAGAGAAAGACAGGTTTGAAGATCTGAAGAGGAAGGTAATGCTTGCGACTATACTTGGTACAGCACAGGCTACCTTAACTAAGTTCCCTTATCTGCGTAAGGTGTGGAAGACCAACACTGAAGAGGAGAGACTACTAGGTGTTAGCCTTACAGGTATAATGGATAACGAATTGACTAGTGGAAAGAAACATGGACTTGAAAAAACACTTACAGCACTCAGAGAAGTCGCTGTCGAAACAAACAAAGAATGGGCAACAATCTTCGGAATCCCACAAAGCACAGCCATCACTTGTGTCAAACCAAGTGGGACAGTATCACAGCTTGTTGACTCAAGCAGTGGTATCCACCCTCGTCATAGTAGTTATTATATCCGTACTGTTAGGGGGGATAATAAAGATCCTCTTACTAACTTCATGGTAGATAGTGGCATACCTAGTGAGCCTGATGTGATGAAGCCGGACACTAACACGGTGTTTAGCTTTCCTATGAAGTCACCTCGAAAATCCGTAATGAGAGACGATATGACAGCCATAGAACAGCTACAAACATGGCTCATGTATCAGAGGCATTGGTGTGAACACAAGCCATCAGTGACCATCTCTGTGAGGGATGACGAGTGGATGGAAGTGGGAGCGTTTGTCTTCAAACACTTTGACGAAATGTCAGGTGTATCGTTCTTACCACACTCCGACCATACTTATCAGCAAGCACCCTATCAAGAGTGTACAGAAGAGGTATACGATGATTTTAGCAGTAAGTTCGGACATATAGATTGGGATAAGTTCCAAAGTTATGAAAAGGAGGATAATACACAATCCTCGCAAACCTTTGCATGTTCAGGGGACTCATGTGAAATAGTAGATATAGGGAGTTGATATGAGTCTTTTTATTATATGGGCAACTGTGTTGTTTAATGGTCAAGCCACTAACTTAGAATACAAAGGTAGTATGTTTAAGACACATGAAAAATGTGTTGAGTATTTAACAAAAGAAGAAAGCCACGTTATGGGTACTCTCAAAGAACATATTAATAACACGTATCCTAATGGGCAACTAATCATGTTAGCGTGTGGTGAAAGAGCTAACTTTGAAAAGTACAAGGACTTAGATGAAACCATATGAACAAGGATTTAGTGTCTTTGCGAGAGGCAAACTCTCTGAGGGAACAAAGATGCTAAAAGGTAATCCCTTTCACCTTAGAAGCGTAGCTTTTAAAGAATGGGAACGTGGCTTTAATGCTGCGTATTATCGCAACTTGGGGAGGCGACATGACTTCAGCATGGAAAGAAGCAGAAAAAGCTTTCAAGAAAACGGAGGTAAAAATGGAAAGTGATATTTCTTTAGAAGATATGGCAAAGCAGATCAAAGAGTTGGAGGAGCAACTTGGAGAAATGAAAAAAGCATATCGTGAAAAAAGAATGGCAGGTCTTAAATCTGCTATGGAAGCACGTAAGTCTGCCGATGAAGCTGTACGAGAAGAGTTAAAAGCTCTAGGAGTTACAGGCTATTCATCTTCGTGGGCATCAGATCCATTTAAATTATACACCAAATGGTATTAAACTTAGGGGGAGCTTAGACTCCCCTTTTTTATTTGCTGTCGTAATACCTGAGAGTTTTAATAGCTGTTTCAAGGTTCATTATTTCTCTTGCTGTCAAATCTCTGACATCACTAGACTCAACATTCACTATCTCTTTAGCTCTTTTAAGCAACCCTTTGTCCACACCATCAAGCTTTTTTCTTCTATAGTTTAAACCCTGTTGTGAACTAGGCACATCTGTTAAATAATCATTTACCCTTTTCTTAACTTTCTTGAGCATGTTGTTAACCTTTGCTCTCTTTGTATCTGTGTTACCATTTACAAAAGACTTATCCTTCAACAGTATGCCTGACTCTATCTCTATCATGGGTGCTATTATCTTGTTGGCAAAAGCATCATACTCCGGAACACCTGAGTACATTCCTGTTTTCCACTCCGGTTTATCAACCATACCGAACACAATGTTGGCAAATGTACGAGGTTGTTTTATTCTTTGTCCTGTAATCGTCCTGTAGGGACTAGGATCAACAAGATTTCCTTCACGATACGCAACTCTTTTCTCATCTCCAAGAAGTGTTGTCTCTCTGTTTATACCACTAAGTACACCCTCAATTATGTTATCAACGTACTTGGTGGCATTAAACATTAACTTTTCTCCTGCCCCTCTAGCTAGTCTTTTGTCCACCACAGGTGTCACGTCTACTCCTGCGTAGTCAGCTAAGGCGTATCCTGCAAGAACATTAAAAGTAGCCAAAGGTCGTGTAGCACCTGCAATTATATTACCACCTGTGTAACTTACTCCCTCTAGGAATGTTGGAAGTGTTCCTTTAAACTCTTGGTCATAATTAAACGCTAATAAAAGTATTCTAGTTATGTCGTTTCCAAATTCTAAATCTGTAGCAGCTTGTCCAATGGCAAGTTGTTTACCAAACTCTTTTGCAAGATCAGCATCAACTTGTTCTCCTTTTCTCATTTTACTACCCACCCTTCCTGCTATCATCAGCAGAGATAGAGGAAACGTGTTTGTTATATTACTTACTTCGCCTGTGCCTGTATCAAGTTCGTTCCAAGCATATCCTTTTTGAGCATGGTCGTCTTGAAAGTCCATAGCATAAGCTATTGCTGCTCCTCCAACCGTGGCTTTTGAGAAAGCTTCTATGGCATCAATTGACTTGCCTTGTCCTTTGTACGCTTGCATCAGGGCTGAGGCAGTTTCCATTCCTCCTGTTACAGGATTCCATTGATACGCTGTAGCCATAACATTATTCATAAATCTACCAAAAGGTAGAACAAACCCTATGCCTGGCGTATTGGAGGCTTTCTCTACAGCCTGTGCCATAGCTCCGGCAAATCCTCCAAGAGATTTACTTACAGTGTAATCCTCTGCAAAAACAGAGCGTAGTGTGTCACTCATAGCTCTGTCCATGACTTCATTGTCAATATCAGCTAAACTACCTGACTCTAATACATCCTGAAATGTTTTTCCTTTTAACAGTCTTGAGTACTTGTCAATACTATTCATAAACATTAGGCTTTTTGTAAGGCTATCTTGTAAATTAACAAGAGATATTTTTTGAGCTGCGTTTGTGGTTTTTTCTATGCCTGATATAAGACGACTACCTTCAGTTAGATCAAATCTTTTCGTTGCTCTTTCAATACCACCTGCTACTGTTTCTCTAAGGTATCGACTAAGCTCATCGTCTGTGCTTAATAGTGCCTCGTAGTTGTCTAGTGTGCTATATGGATCAGCAAGGTTTTGTATTTTCTTTGCTTGAAGTTGAAAGAGTGCCTTAGCTTTTGCTGTGCTTCCTCCTAGTGCCTCCGGTAATATTAAGTAACTTGCACTTTGTAGCACCTCAGCGACAGTGTTTGCTAGATAATACTGACCAAAGCCAAACACGTTTGCAGCCGTTGTTTGTGGAGCAGAAACAAGAAGTCTTTTCCATATGTTCTGTGCATATCCTATCTTACCTGACTTTTGCAACGTCTTTCTTCCAAAGCGTCCAAATGCCTCGCCTCTATCCAAGGCTTTAGACGTACCCTCAACTATTGCTGAGTCTAGTTCGTTCTGCGCTCTTTGAAAAACAGCCAAGTCTTTACCTGCTTGACTAGCTGTCTTTGCCACCCTGTAACCTAAGTTAGTTGAGAAGTTTAATGTGTCTAATGCGTCACCAAGATAGACACCAAACTTTTCTTTGGTGAGATTTGATACCTCTTCTAGTGTCTTAGGGTCTAAGTATTGAAAAGCTTTAGCATACTTTTGTGCGTTATTCATATTAGGACGGAACTTAGCACCTGCCTCTTCTGCCATGCTAATTATGTCATCACCCAAAGGAGAATCATCTGCTTTACCAAATATAAATCGCATGACATCATCGCTCAAGGATGGTTCGCCTATCTCATAGCCCTTGGCTACTAGTGTCCTAAACCCTGAATAGTCAACGCCTGGCTTTAGGTTTGCCAATCGTTTTTTGTCGTCTCTTAGTTCTTGGCTCTTTCTAAATGTGCCTCTTCTTGCAGTCTCTAACTTTCTTGCCTGTATTCTCAAAGATTGTAGGTCTGCCTTTTCTTTGTCAGTAAGTCCTTGCCCTTTTCTTTTTCTTCTTTTTTGTGTAGCGTTCTTTATCTCTAGGTTTTTTATCTTCGTATATAGTTTTTTAAGATCAGCTTTCTGTTGTTTAAAAAGTTTTGTATTGTCAGCTATTAACTCATCAAATCTTGCTTGTGTATCTTTTTTTGTTTTTAGTGCAAGCTGTGCCTCAGGCGATGACTCTACCTTTACCTTCTTTGCCATGTCTCGCACACGTTTGAGATATCTCTTGTTTAGCTTTTCTAATTCTTTAGCATCTTTTATCTCAGACTTTTTTACAGCATTAGCTCTTTTTATTTTCTTTGATATATCACCTGATAGCCCTCTTTCGGATGCACCTGTAGCTTTTGGTATAGCGTAGATAGATAATCCTGTGCCTAGTCCTGCACCCAAAGAAGATAATATAGTTTGAAACCCACTATACTCTTCTTGCGCTCCTGTTTCCATTCTTACGCTAGATTGTAAGGATGCGTCTTGCACTCCGGCAACAAGAGCGTCTGCCCCTGCTGTTATTCCTATATTCTTTTTTGCTCTAGAACGAATAGCTTTTCTAACAACATCGTCCTCTGCTTCTTTTGCTATCTTTCTAAAATCAGATAGCTTTCCTTTACCTGAACCAACCTTTTTTGACTGTTTTTCTATAGCCTCTCTTGCAGCTTTTTTAGCCGCCATTTTAACACCTTCGGCACTTAATTTACCTGCGCCCACTGTCAACAGTTTACCGACACCAAGACCAAGATAGGTAGACGGAGAGCTTGCAATAGCTCCAATATAGTCAGCAACACCACTAACAGCACCACCTAATCCATCGTTCACAAATACATTACCAAGCTTATCATAGATCTGATATGCTTTACCTGCACTTGCTTTTGCATCTTCATTTGCTTTGGATACATAACGCACTTCATCAATCGTAAACATTTCGTTTGTGTTGAAGTAACGCATGTGAGCAACAAACTTATCAACAAGCTCTTCTTTATCCATGCCTATAAACTGCTTGCCTTTACGATCTACCATGTAATCTCTGATAGTATCAACGTAGCTTGTTGTGTCTACTATGTCATCTACCTTGAGGCTCTTTCCTTTTTCTATAACAGGAAGAGGCTCTACTACTTCTTGTTCCGTCTTTTCTAAAAGCTCCGTAAGAGATAGTGTTTTCTTTTCATCGTCTTCTTTTACAGGTGATGACAAAAGTTCTGTAAGAGATATAGATCCCATTATTTTACCCTCTTAACATATTAATTTCGTCTTGTGTTACCGTAACCTCTGTAAGTTCACCACCCTCCATGATAGTATATTTTCCTGGTCCTAGCCCTGATTTAAGTGCAGTGACTAACGCATCTCTGTTAATGTAGTCTGTTGTTTTTCTATCAGGACCATACTTATCATATAGTGTGAGATAGGTAGGACTAATCTGCTGTATCTCATCTCTGCCATAGTTGTACGCCTCTGTTGCCTTTTCAAATGCCTCAAACTGCATCTTCTCTTTAAACTCTTGTGACAGAGATAATATCTCCTCTTGTCCTCCTGCTGACGTTGGGTCTTTAACTGCTGAAACTAAAGGAGTGGTAAGATTTTCTCTTGCCTCCTTATCGTATCCTTTGTCCATTAGGAACTGCTCCATTCTTGTGTTAGCCTCTGTTCCTATGGTAAATCTATCATAAAGAGTGTTCTGTGCTTTTAGTATAGTTGATCTAGTGGAATCTTCTATTATTCTAGGACCTGCGCCTATGTTGACAACAGCAGGTTCAAACGCTCCACCCATAGGATCAGCAAAGTCTTGCATTGCCGCAAGTCTGTTTAAATCCATGATGGTCTTGTCACCAATAAACTTTTCTGTCTCTGCTCTTGCCTTGGCTCGCTCTACTGCACCGTATCCCATAAGACCCATGAGAAAGTTACCTCTCATTATCTCTTCTGTTTCCGGTCTTTCTGCGTCATCATTCTTTTCTGAAAGATCATACCCTGCGTTTATAAAATCAGCAAGACTATCGTACTGATCTGTTACAACAGAAAACTCTTTAGGCATGTCAGCCATAGCGTTTACTGCTTCTTTGCTCAGATCCTCATCACTAATTGTTCTCCACTTTGCATTTTTCTTTTGCACCAAATCGTGCATTGCTTGCAATGTTTTAGGTCCATCTTTTGCGTAGAACATTATCTTGTCCTCGTCCATACCAAGCTTTTTTAAGTTGTTTGCTAGTTGTATGAATGTTTTCTTTTGTGCCTCAATCTTTTTATGTAAAGGCAGGTTACGCTCTGCTGTTTCAAACAGTCTTTTGAAGTAGTCTTTACCTTCTCTCTGTCTTTCCTTTATGTCTTTTGCTTGTCCTTCAAGGAAAGCTGTAGCAAACGCCTGTGGATCAAATGCCATATTAGTTACCTCTTCTCGCCATTAAACCTCGTGGCTCTTCCTGTGATGGTTCAGCCTCTTCTTCCATCGGCATCTCTTCCATGCCCTCACCTTGCACAAAAGATAGTGCCTCTTCTAGTATCTCTCTTCCTCTATCTTTCTCCGGTGACTTCTCAAGACTTCTTTCAATGGTAGAGGCTAATACTCTCTTCTCTTTCTCTTCCATCTGCTCGTCTTTTGTGAAAGGTCTTTCTTTTACCTTTATGCCCTCAGCTATAGCAGCTCCGTGTATGTAGTCGTGAATGGATGGTGCTATTATTAAGCTGACATCAATGCTGTGTATGCCCTCCATAACTCCAACAGACAATAAGCTCTTTACTAAAATATTAAGAGGAAATCCTTCTTTCAGAGCTATAAATATATCATCCATAGTCTCCGGCTTTTTTAGTGTGTTTACATAAAAGTCAAAGGCATCTTCTGCTTTATCAATCTGAGGTGGTGACTCCCAAGGATATAGCTTAGGTTCACTTGTTAAAGATTGACCAGGGATTGGTGCATCAAATGTTGGTTCTATCATACTTCTGTCTCTCTAGGTTTGTTTACTATACTTATTGTGTTTCCGGCATAGAGTTCCCCCTCGCTAGACATTATTGATGAGTCTGCGTTCAAAGCCAAAAACTCTCCAAAACTCATACCTGTTCTTTCTAGTACAGAAGAAATAGTATCGCCTGGTCGTATCTCATACTCTGTTATGCTGTCTTCACTTATGTCTTGCATGTCTCTTTGCATTTCATAAAGCCTGTCGTTTCTTTTTTCAAACTCACTTCTAGTGTCCTCTATTTCTTTTGTCTTCATTGCTTGTCGCATTATAGCGTCTGTGGGGGACTTCTTTTCACCTGTTTGTTTATCCAAAACAAAATGCTTTGCTCTAGCTATATTTAATGCGTTTAAATAATCTGCAGTTGACATATTATGTTAGCCCCCAAATAAGAATTTTAAATTGCTTGGCTGAAAAAAGCCACTAACTATTGCACTACCAAAGCTACCTAATGCACTAGAGAAAGCTGTGTCTCCGGCTGCATCAGCTTTTAAGTTGTTTAGCACAAGTTGATTTTTTCTCTCAGCTGCACTTTCTGCTGTAGCAAAAGCGTAAGCCATGAGATCTCTTTCTTTTTGCCATATCTCATCAAGACCTTTTTGTGTAAGACCGTTTGCTTGTAGTGCGTTCTGTCTGTTTGCCTCGTTCAAGGCGGCATTGTTTATTGTGGCTAACTGTTGTCGCCACTGTGCGTTAGCCTGTGCTATAACAAGAGCGTTCTGAGCGTTAAATTGATCTCTTTGATTATTTATTTCTTGTTGAAACTGCTCCATAGCGTTTACTTGCCCTGTGTTATATTGCTCCATAGCGTTAGCTTGGGTTGCATTAAACTGTCCTATATTATTTCTCAGGCTTGCAAAGAACTGATTAGTTTGATTTTCGCTTGTTGCATTGAATTGTCTTGATGCGTTTTCAGCAGAAGCGTCTGTAAACAAGCTTTGTATAACAGATTGACTTTTAAACATATCGTTCTGCTGTGCTATATCAAGGTTACGGAAGTCCATCTGTAAAAAGTTCTGTGCGTTTTGCACGGCTGCTTGCTGTCTATTGTTTAGATTAGCCATGTCAGCTTGTGCTATTGTAGAAGCCTGAGCCATCGTCATAGCTTGTCGATTACTTAAATTTGTCAGGTCTACTGTCTGTGCAAGCTGTGCGTTCTCAAGAGCTATCTGTTGCTCAGATGAGAAGTTCATGTTGGCTATGTCAGCTATCCTAGAAGCGTTCTGCACTCTTGATTGAAACTCTTGGTCAAACTCCATGCCAAGGAATGTGGCTCTTTGTTGGGCTGCAAGCACAGCACGTTGTTGTCTGTTGCTGAGGTTTTGTGCCTCAAACTGTGCAACAGTCTGTGCATCCTGTAAAGCTATTGGTAACGCACTCTCCATCGCAGCCTGTACGATAGCCTGTCCTGCCATAGAGCTTGCTGCCATACCTCTTTGTGCCATGATAGCTGTAGCCTGACGCATTGCACCGGATGCCCAAGGTGGAGGAGTGCCACCCTCAAACTGTGTCATCAAATTTGTTAGCTGTCCCTGAACTGTAGCAGCTGAAGAGGGTGCGCCTGTGGCTGCCTCAATGCCCTCTAGGAACTGTGCTGACTGTTCTGCGTTGGCTGCCCCTGATACAAGCTCTCCTTGCTGTAAAGCTCTCTTTGAGGGGGAGACAATTTGCTGTCCTGTGCCTTGAGCTGCCTGTACATCTCTGATGTTAAGATCTTGTGTTGCTACTTCTTGTGCTTTTACAATTGCGTCTTGAGTTATTTGCCCAAAGCGTTCTTGTGGTTGTACAGCTTTAACAGCATCAGCAGTTCTCTCTATGCTTGTTTGTGCAGGTCCTGTAGGTGTAACATCGGCTGTGCCTGTTGTCCTACCCACTGTGGCTGCAGGTGTCACTCGTCCTATAAGTCGTCCTGTTGTAGGGTCAATGGTTTGTCCCACCTCTTCTCGCATCAAGTCCACAGGCTGTTTTGTTATTACATCTTGTGGTGTGGTTACTGTTGAACCCACTGCTTCTGCGGCCGTTGGCACAGCTACTGTTTGAAACTGTCCTGATGCACTCGCAAGGGCTGATTGTGCTGAGGTAATTACTGGCTCTTGTTGTTCTATCTTTTTGACTATAGCATCTCTAGCTGTTTTATTATTAAGAGGTGTGTTAGCTAGTAGCTGTTGCAGTCTGTTAAGTTCTTGTTGTGCTGTTGCTAGATTAGCTTGGGCTGTGTCTAGTTGTGTCTTTTGTTGTATAGGTGCGCCTGTTGTTGGTAGTGGATCTCTTGTTTGTGGCTGTAACAAGGCATCTGCACCAGGAGCAGCTGAACCAGGAGCAGGTTTTCCTGCAAGAAAGTCTTCTAGGCTTTGACCTTTAGGCACAAAAAGATAGCCCCCTCTTGGTGATTGCTCTAGCCTAAAACCTGCAGGAGGAATAGGTTTGGGCATCCTGTCATCTATCAACCCTGCCCTTTGTTGTGGCACAGGATCACTTCTCATAGCTATACTAGAGTCAGGATCTGGCACAAGTCTCTGTCCTCCTGCGATAAGAGAGTTAGGGTCTGCTTCGTACTTAAACCCTTTAGGAGGATTACTATAAGGATTTTTTCCCTGCTCATACATCATACTACCAAACAAACCACCCTGTTGATAGCCTTGCAACGGATCAGCAGTGCCAGGGAAAACCATTGTAGGTTTACCACGAGTTTCTATTACGTTGTCAAGGTAGCGTTGTATCTCAGGTGACTTTGGATCTGTCCCTGCTGAACGCTTTACGGCTGCATCAAATAGTTTCCTTGATCTGTCGTCAAAGCCACCCACACTAGCACCTTGATAGGCTTTCATAGGCTTAACTTTCTGTAGCATCTCTTCTGCTCTCTCAGCCATCGCACCAAGATATTCTGCAGCCTCTCTGCTGTTTGGCTTAAAGCCTTTACCTTCTAAAAGCTTTTCTACTTGTTGTGGTGTAAAACCTTTGAAGCGTCTTACATTTCTGTCTTGTAAATTCTCAGGTATCATTTAATATCCCTACTCAACACTCTATCTAATTTATCTTCTAGTCTATGTAGTGCATCCATAACATGTTGCATCTCGTCTTTAACTTCTGCCCTTGATGCGTAGTCTTCTCGTGTTCTATTTAACAGGATGTCAATACGTTTTAGTTCTGCCATCATATTTCTAAATGCCCACACAGCAGGAGCTATGATAAGGGTTAGCACTACGTTCCAAAATATTACCGGATCTATTTCCATGTTACCTCTTAAACTTATCGTTGAGTGAGTCCACTACACTGTCTATATTAGGCTCTTGACCGAAAGGATCATACTTGCAACGGTACTCTGTTGGACACTGACCTTCAACAACTAGCGTATATGTATCGTTTGCTCCCTTATATAAACACACTTGTTGTCCGTTCTTTGCTTGCACTCTTTTGTATCTACGGCAGGTGATATACTTTGGGTCTTCACGTATGCCTAGCCTTTTCTCTTGCTCCCATGTCCAATCACTGAACTTCTTGAGAAAGCATGTGTAACAGTTTTTGATGTTGTCTGATTGTGCTAAAATTATTGTACCATACTTGTCTGCACAAAGCCACTCAAATGTGTACTGTCCACCGTCTTTTCTTACGCAGTTACCACCACCCTCTGTCGAACCCCATAAGACCGTATACAAACCCACCCAAAACACTAATACCAACAACAAGAACCACTGCCAATACGACATATGTTATAACCTTTTCTCTGAACACTTGCTTGTCATATACTTCTTTCTGTCTTCTCTTGCGTATTTGCCCCTCCATCGCAAGTAAATCGTCCCATGCCTTGCTTCCGTGGGTAAACATTAGAAACTGTTTTAACTCGTATCGTTGCTCTTCTAGCTTTTTCTTGGCAGTAAACGCTTCTATGGCTTCTTGTTCTATGCTACCACCACCAAAGACCTTACGTATCATTGAAGGGTTTTTGGCTGACTTGTGTGCGTTATCTACGTCACTGACTGCTCCCATCCACCGTGACAAGTCCTGTGACATCGCTTCAATGTCTCGCCCTGCTTGGAACATACGCTTGATGTTACTAAATGCTGCAGATGCTACGCTAAGACTTGCTGATATGGTGATTGGGTCAAACACTAGTCAGCGTCCTTGATGGTCAGTGTGCCTTCCTTTACTTGTTTTAGTATTTCTGCGTAGTCTGTGTTATCAGGGTCTAGTGGTACAGACATTTCTTTTCCGTCTACAATAATCTTTATATTATCATTTTTATCATTTACTTTAATATATTGTGCTGATGTAATATTCATTATATATCCTATAGCTCTGAATCTGCTTCAAATTGAACATAAAACTCAGTTGCGTTAGCAGGTGAACCTGCACTACCTCTTGATACAAAGAAAACTGTTTCAGACATATTACTCACAGAACTTGTTTGATTTGCTGTTGTTCCTGTGCCATATAAAGAAATAGTTGTTTTCCCAGAGTTTCCTGATTGGTCGTATATAGTCATTGTTGGAGCAGCACGTTTTGTTACTATAAATGGAAAGTACCCTCCAATTTCACCTGTTGTATTTGCTGCTTGATTTCCTCCAGTAGAACGACTGCCTAGATGTGTAGATGTTCCCGGAGCAGTGCCTTGATTATAAGATTTTTCATAATAGCGTTGACATTTTCTAAGTGTGGTAACAAAAGGCTCATGCTCAAACGTTGTTGGGTTCTGCCCTACTTCTAACTGAACACCTGTGATGAAGAAGGTTCTGTCTGTGCTGTCAAAGAATGAAGATATACCTGAACCTTGTTTTGAAAAGTCTCTTGCTTCCCATGCGTTTTCATTAAGTGAACCACTGGTGTAAGTAGAACCTGCGTGTAAATATATGTTAAATTCAAGACTTCCTGCATTGTCATCATCAAATGCTCCTGTGGTATCGGCAGGAAAAGTTAATTCTACCCTTGACCAATCTGTTCCTACAGTAAATTGTCTGACTGATTGTCTTGTATTATCTTCATCACCAAGAACACAATTATAAGTAGCACTAGCATTACCTTTTACATAGAACGACACAGCAAAGGGTTTAGCATCTGACGTTCCTTTTGCAAAGGATTGCAAATTTTGTCCCTCTATTATCTGCCTTAGTAAAACAACTTCATTTGCTCCTATCGAGGTATCTGCTGTCGTACAAGCAAGTTTTAGACTGTTAGCAAAACCACTAGGAGCAGAGCTATCTTGTGTCATTGTAAGCCGTCCTGATGTAGCATTTGATTCATCAGTTACCATTTTAAACCTATCTATAGTAAAATATCCATTAGACGCACCAATACCTGTACTTGAGGTTGCCCTCTGTGACACATTCATTGCACCATTAATGATGATATTCCTATTTACTCCACCACCACCTGCGTTGATGTTGCCTATAAGGTTTGCTAAGTCTGCTGCTTTGCTCATGCTAAATCTCCGTGTCCTATGACAAATACAAAGTTTAAGTCTGCTACTGCGTTAGTAGCAGTTTTAAAAGAACGAGTTGCCATTAAACCTGCACCTAAACCAACTCCATTCTGTACCTCTACACTTCCGAAATTTTCTACGGAGTTTCCGTTACAACTTGCTGTGCAACAAAAGGTAGTATCTGTAAAAGAATTTGTTAAATTATGAGATTGCAATCCTGCACTTGTATCTGTTATACTTGCTATATTAAAGCTGTCATATTGACTGACACTGCTGTCAGCATCAATACCAGACCACGCTTTTGCCAACCCTTGTTGCAAATTAGTCGTGGTGCTATTCCCTTCGCCTGTCACAGCGATTGACCCTGCTGTGCTG